CGTTGTCTTCTGATATCCCGCTTGGAGGCATAGATGGTGCATTTCCTGCTTTAAGCTCTGGGAAAGTTTTTGCATTATCTTCAATAACCTCTTCATTTTGCGCTTTTACCTTTGCAATTTCAGATAAAAGAATTTGTTCTCTTTCTGATTGTGCTGTTTTTACCATATGCATTAATCGTTCCATTTCTGGATTGCGAGTTCTACGCATCTCAAGACCAGTAAACTTAACGTCAGACATTTTTTCCACAATATGGTCTGACGCACGATTTTTGTAAGTTATTGATGCACTCTTATCCTTTGAGACTGCTCTTACATAAAGTGTACTTGAGATAGATGTTATCAGCGTGAAGAGACCTTCATCGCTAACTAAAAGTTTTTCATCTTTAAAATCTTTTGTGTTTGATCCATACAAAGCCACTTTGTCGCTTGTATTAAATTCAACACGTATGGTTCGGCTACTGCCTTTGACAACAAATTCTAAAGTTTCGTTTAACTTTAATTTGTTCCACCCATCGAGGGCTTGAATTTGATAACGTTTCATATTTTTTTCCTATATGGTTATTTTGCCCTGGAGAAATATTCTCCAGGGCAGGGGAGGGGACTTTTATGCTTTTGTTAATCTAGTTTGATCAACATCTGCCATTACTTGGTCATAATCGTCGGTAGCTTCTTTTAACGCTCCGCCGAATACTGTGTTTCCTGTGATTTCAAATGTACCGCGTGCAGTAATTTCAAATGCATCAGATGTACTATCAGCAAATACTTTGTGGTGAACATTGTTACAGAGATAAAAATCCTCTGTTAATTCTGGATCCACTGTTTCGTTAGCCCAGATTTTTTGTCTATCCTCATCAAATGCCGCGTCAACTTCTGGACGGTAATATTTACCGCCAATATTTGGCGCGCTACGCATGTATTCATGGTTAAGCGGTGCATAACCAAATACAGCATTTGGTGTCGAATGATCCACATCGATATGATCGTTTGTTACGATACTTACTTTTTCTGGATCAAGTTCATCACGAGTGAACTCAGGATAATTATTTACTGATGTATTATGTAAATAATGATCTTTTTGTCGTTCAAATAATTGTTCTGGTGTTATTTCGCAAGTTACAACGATAATTCCGCCTGTGTTTATAGCGGGTGTTCGCATTGTTATATCTACCAATGCGCCACCAACTGTTACAGACTCGTCTAAATTTGCCGCGTCTGAAGCAAAACGTTGTTGATACCCCATTTGCGTACGTTGTTGTGCTAATAATATTGGTTGTTTCATTGCCTGAGAGGGAATTCTGATTCCCGCCATCAAAATGTCGATTATGAAATCGTCCGAATGGCCTTGATACATGCTTCTTGCTTTGGCAAAAGCTTGTGTCTTTTTAGCCAATTCAATATTTGATAATGAAACCGTTACACCATTTTCTTGTAATTCAGCATAGATTTCATTTTCCCAAGAACGTGTTCCGTCTGTTAATGTTGCAGGGTTATAATTAGCTGATGGAATTGGAATTCGATATGTATTACCACCAATATCTAATCCAGTTGCATTACCAGCTCTAACCGGCATAACTTGATTAACAATATTTAATGCAACTTCGCCATCAATAATTGCCTGATCAAAATCAGGAACAATATGTGCCATTGTTGTGTGGTTCCAGAATGCTTGTGCCAATGATGTATCTGTCATTGTACGCATTGATAAACTTGATGAACGCTCTTTGCGTCTAAAGTTTACAACAGTGTTATATGCCTCAATATAATCTCGGTTGACTGTTGCTGAACCTTGTGCGTGCATACCTAAAGTTTTATAAAACTCGTTATCAGCTTGGCTGAATGTATGTGTTTCAATAAATGGGATTGGCGTTTCGCCATCCTCACGTGGTACGCCTTGGTATGAACGGTTTAAATCATCCATTCCATTAAAACGGTCAAATGCTAACTTAGGTACTAAGTGTGCATTTACAGTCACGTTTACGCCGTTAAATAACGTTTCGGCAGTTTCCATCATTTCCACCGCGATTTGCATTCTTGATCGCTTTACACCGTCTTCGCGGAGTAGTGGTATACATGCAACTGGGATAATTTTACCCGCGTTGCCTGATGTAATAACTGTCTTTTGATCAATCCTTGTTGATCGCTTTGGCGTCAACGGTGTCGTCAAAAGATTATTTTGATTCATTCCATTCATTTTTTAACTTTCCTTTTTAGTTTATATTGCTTTCGGCAATTCTTGCATTTGCATGGTTTCTTTTTAGTCAAAAGCGTTGCCTATGACTTTATAACCATTCCAATTTGATGATAATTTTGGTGTATGAATATAACTTTGCACAATCTTTTGATCATTTACTGTGCTTCGTATTTCAGACATTGGTGTTGTATCTGCGGGTGCAGAATTCCACCAATTTTTTACAGCTGTTAAACCCTTATCTCTTAAATTCATTGCTTCAAGAAATAAATTAAATGCACCTTGTGTTAACATTTGGTCAGCTTCAAATTCTGTAAAAGGAAGTGGTATTCTTTTACCTTGTCGCGTTTCAAATGTTCCCCACATAGATTTAATCTTTGCATCAACTGTTCCAAATCCAGTTGCAGTAACGCCTTCGCGTGATACTGGATCTTGAACAAAATCATAAACACCTAATTGGTGTGTTCCATTATTTAATTTATTATTTGTAAATAAATCTGATGTGCCTAGTATATCTCCGCTAGAAATACCTGTTCTAGCTAAACTTGGCATTGAATTTGCTACTTGATTTTTCAAGTATTGCATTTCCAAGCCTTCTTTTTGACGATTTATTTGTCCTGTTTGAAAGCTTTGATAACCTTTAAATGCGTCTCCCATTACATCTGTAAAATTGCGGCTTGGCATAGATGATAATAGGGGAGCTACATATCTAGTTGTGCCAACTTGTGTTGTTGTTGATGTTACTCTTGAATTTGCGCCTGCTGTACGTAATGCAGTTAATGGATTAATTCCTGCTTTTTCTGCGTCTCTTATAACGCTATCAAAATCAGCTTCGTGAGTAGTTACTGTTTCAACAGGTCTACTATTGTTTTCCATTTGTGCGTTTGTATTTTGTGCGGCTATTGTTGCAACACGGTTGTTTTCTGCAACTTGCTTTTCAAGTGTTTCTTGTGTTTTTTTACCGTCTATAGTTCCGCCTAATGCTGAACCTATAACTGGTCCTAATGGACCAACGAATGGTGTTAACAATCCTCCGATTGCTCCGCCGATTGCGCTAAAAAATCCCATTATAATGCCCCCATAAATGGTGCAAATAATGCGATGCCTAATATAATGCCGCCGATAGCGTGCATTAGTACTTGTTTAATCATTTCACATACCTCCTTGAAAGGAGGTCGATTCCGACGCCGCTTGCGACTGTAATTCCAATGATTATGCTATCGACTTGTGCGCTAGCTATACCTAAACCCGCAAGATATGCGCCTAATAAGGTACCACATCTAGTGATGATAGGTTTTAGTATTTGTTTAATTAATAGAAATTGCAACTTTTACTCCTCTTTGTTAAGAGGGCTTTAAGTGCTCAATGGCCGATAATATATATTATGATCAGATTGAGACTCTTGT